GGCGACTTTACTGCTCCCTTTTTATTTGTACTCATATTAGTAAATTATAAAATCATTAAATGAACCAGTATAAGAATAGAATGGCTCACTAGTATGTTCGTATGGGCTTTCGTTAGTTGGATATAATTCACCCCTATACAGTTCTACGCACTCTACATTACCGCTACCACTTAACTGGAATAACTGGAATCTGTAGAAATTACTTGCTGAAGTATATAGAGATGCTGTTACGTTCAGGAAATCTTGAGCATCGTATGAAGCTGTTACTAACACACTTCCAGATACTAGGCTCTCCTCATTTGTCCAATTCATCTTTACCTTAAAAGGTACAAATGATTGAGTAGGCCTTGTCCTTATTTTGAACTTAATCTGCCCTGGAGGATTAGGTGTGACAATATTCATACTAATATAACACCAATATAAGAATTTAGCTTAGAAAAAAGGAAACCCCCTAGAAAGGGGGCTTCGAGAAGTTATGAGACTATATCAGGAGACAGGGTATTGTAAGCCCCTGTATTAGCTGTTTGTACCGTAAACTACAGTAGGGGCATTATTTACTCCAGCAAAAGGATTGCTAGAAGTAGATCCACTAAGGAAGTTAGCAGGTAAAGGCTCCTGTCCGGTAAATACTGCTGTATATCCGTAAAGATCTCCGTATGCAGTACCAGTGGTAATTGTTCCACCAGTCATATCCGCACCATACTCTTTACCTACAAGCAAAGCATCACCTTGACGAGTCCATACTACAATCTTCGGACGGCCATAGGCAAGAAGTTTAAACTCCTTGGTCATTGTAGCCTCTAGTTTTTTAAGCTGAAGGCTCAACTCCTGGCTGAAGAAGGTAGTACCATTGTCTCTTGAAGTGTTTACTGTCTCTGTGTATCCATTTGTACCTTTCAACTCGTACTTATACGCAGTAGTACCAGAAGGGAATGCAGTAATTACGTCGTTTGCATTTACTGTAAAACTACCTGTGTTGTAGTTAATGAAATACACAGCTTGTAGACCAGCTATACTGTCTTTACAAGGTTCGTTTCTACCTAATGAAATATCACAAGCCATTGTATATTATTTAGATCGTTGTTTAATATTGTTTAGTGAAATCGGGGAGGGATTTTACTCCCTACCCCTATCACATATTGTTCTTTGCTTATACTAAGCTAGAGTAAAGTACGATATCAGATCCGATACCATACTGAACACCCGCTGTATATCGCATGATCATTCTCACGTTCTGAGAACCATCTAGGTCGGCCATATCCAACACTCGTACTTCGTTCTTATCACTCAATAGAGCGGTACCGAAGAATAGGTTAGACTTCTGGGCAGCTACCATTGTGTTAGATGGCATACCAGGACACCATGCAAGGTTGATACCTTGGAAGTTCAAAGGAGCAAATCCAGTGAAGGCGTTGAACTGGTAGTTAGCGTTACCCAAAGCTACTTGGTAAGCTTTTACTACGTTGGTTGGTACGTAGATGTAAAGGTCTTCCTTACCGTAAACGGTGTTAGGAATTGCATTTACTACGCGAGTCAACTCAGCGATTACGTTAGAGCTAGTTACCTGAGTGGCTGCAGTAAGATCTACTACACCTGAACCAGTAACGAGGAGTTGAAGGAATCCGTCGAACTGACCTTGAAGAGTAGAAGAACCAGACCAAATGTTAGTCTCGATCTGCTGTGCTACTTGACCGGCAGTGTTAGCAATGATGAAATCTGTGAAAGTAGGGGGCAAGTTATCAAATACTGATACGCCCATTTCGATAGCTTCCCAGTCAGAGCGGAAGTCTTCTTTACACAATTGAGTGTTTACTTGGAACTCAAGAGGTTGAAGAATTTGTTCTGTAAGAGCTACTGAACCAGTGGCAGTAAAGTCACAGGTTGCGTTACGGATAATACCGGTTTGGTTCAATACTTTGATTACCTCTTTGTACTTGATATTTGGCTTAAGAGTGATAAGCTCTTTATCAAGAGTCGGTGCACTTAATAGGGCAGCTGCGATGTATTTACCGCTAAACTGACCCGCATAGGTGGTTGAAATACTAGTTGTTGTTGGCATTTCGTGAAATGTTTAGTGAATTAAATAATATTGTTAGAGTTTTGAATTAGCAAGGCGATTAAGTACAGTACCCATTGTATTTGCAGGCTTAGCCTTAATCAGACCCTCTAATGTTGGTTTAGCTTCTACGGGAGCTCCGTTGAACTTTTTCTGAGCAGAAAGATTCTGACCGCTAGATCCTTGACCGCCATAGTTTGGACGACCTTGTAGCTGATCTACCTCTTGCATTCTCTTTACCTTCTCTTTTTCGTCATTGATCTCCATTCCCATCTCTTCTTCTTTTTTCATTCCTTCGAAGAGTTGAGCGATGTCTTGACGGAGTTGATTTACTGCAGCCTCAAGTGAATCGAGACGAGCAGAATCACCTTCTTGCATCTTCTCTTCTTTCTTTACTTCGGCAGCTTCATCTTTTACTTCCATGTTTGGATGTTCGGCCATCTTTTCTTTGTAGCCGAGTTTTGTTTGTTTTTCCATTTCTGTTTCGTTTTCAGATGCGAAGTTAATTCTAACAGCTTTAGAATCAAAGTTATCTTCGAGATTCATGCTGGTAATTACTCCGTCTTTGGTTGTTATAAAATATCGTTTAAATCCACCAGCAAGGCCTACTGGAAGATAAACAATGTGATCGGCGTCGGGTGCAGCTACTTTAGATCCATCCTCTCTAACAACAAGCAATGTATGTCCTACATCGAAATAATCTGTCATTACTGGTGAACCGTCTTCTAGCTTACCGTAGAAAGGACCGCCGGCGTTAGCGTTACCGCCCAACTCCACTTGCTTATTCTCCATACCGAGCATTGTGATGATCTTGTTGAGAATGGCTTTAGAATCCATCATACGTTAATTTATACGTTTAAATAATAACGATAACCTATTTTATCAGTTGATTTTGTAATCACTTTTTTCTGAGTAGCTTAGATACAAGAGACCCGGGCTTAGAAATACCCATAAATTCCTTTCTCCAGTCTTTATTACCGGTTAGCTGGATAGACATTTGTTGATAGCAAATTGCTAGGGCTTGATCTTGTTCGTACCCCTCTTCGCCTATTAGCTTAGAGGCACAGCGAGAGATGTATTCGTTCTCTCCTTCTCCTGAGTGTGGTTTTGGTATTGGCATATGATTTAGTTTTACCTACCCTGACCTCTATACTTTTTAGGCCTTGGTGAGTGTTTATTATATGATTTTTTAGGACTACCTCCAGATCTCTTTCCAAAAGTTACCTTATGACTATCGTTTGCTTTCTTTGCCATTTTATTTTATAATACTTCTTCCCAGTTAATAATATCTTCATTCCATCTCCATACTTTGCCGTCATTAGGATGCGGTATTGGAGGAGTCCATTCGAATTTATCGTTTAGGGTATGTGAAGCATAAGGCTGAGGTGGTATGAAAGCATTATTTACTTTATCCCACTTAAAACCGACAGCTGCTACATTCCATACTTCATCGGTATCTTCAATCCACTTAGAAGGATCTCCTAATGCCCCTGATTCAATAAAATCTCTTTCAGCAACAATAACTGTTACTACAAAATTATTTTCGTCTATTAATGCAAAGTTAGCCATATGAATTTTATACTGTATATGCTACAACAACAATACCGCTTCCTCCTGCTCCGCTATTCTGGGTATCGTAAGATCCGCCACCGCCTCCGCCCGTATTTGCCGATCCAGTAGTTGCTTGAGTCGTACCCCCTGCGGTTCTAAATGAACTATTTCCTCCACCGCCTGGTCCTCCGAACCCTCTAATAAATCCTGCAATACCTTGCTCAGGCGTTCCTCCTCCCCCTCCTGCATAGAAGCTACCGGTACCGTCTCTAAACGGCCAAATACTTCCTGAACCTCCATTACCTCCGTTATTATTATTAGGTGAATCTTGTCCGTCTTGACTAGCACCGCCGCCTCCGGCACCCCTCCATTGAGATGCGTTACCAGAATTACCTCCCTTACGTCCTTGAGGGAAAATGTTAGTACCTCCAACGTTTGGCGTAGCTCCTCCGTTACCCGTACCTCCCCCTGATGCACCACCTAATGAACCTGAACTATTACCGCCTCTACCACCTCTACCTCCACCTGCTACTCCAACTGTATGGAGTGAAGACGATGCTCCTGCTGCCGGAGGAGTTCCTCCTGACCTGCCTGCCCCGCCGCCGCCTACTGTAGCTGTATATGTTCCAGGTGTTAATACGAATGATCCTGATGCAAATCCACCTGCTCCACCACCACCATTAGTATACCCTGTTTCCCCGCCACCTCCGCCTCCTCCACCTACTACTAGGTAGTATACGGTTAAATCGCCTCCTGTTACTACTAAATTAGCGCTAGAGGTAAATGTATGTGATCTCCAATTTAATCCACCTGAAGTGTAAGAAGCAGTTACGCCACCGGTAGCTGTAGCCGATATTGCAGCTACTTCTGTTTTAAAGAGAGCAAATGGTGTAAATACCGACACTAAATTAAGTTTTTAACGTTTGACAGATAAATAACATTTAACTATATTCTTCAGTACAAGTTACGTTTGCTGTAGAGAATCCTGCTCCTGCAAATGCAGCACTTTGATTGCCTCCACCTCCTATACCCCTTCTCGCCGTTATCATAGCACACCCACTACTCCAAGACGTTCCGTCATATCTTTCGGTGCACGATATATTATTACCACAAAAACCTCCAAAAATTAATCCGGTATTCTGAGTTCCATTTATACCTGTAGATGCAGCAGATCTAGATCTAATAACTGCACCGCCTGCCGACCACGATACTCCGTCGTATTCCTCTGTACAAGTAATCCAGGTAGGGGTTCTATACCCTGATATAGCTAGGGCAGCGTTTTGTGTACCTACTCCTTGACCTTGTATATTAGCCCTTTGATTAATTAGTGCACCGCCTATTGCCCAGCTAGCTCCGTTATACTCTTCAGTGCAGGTAGTATTACCTCCTCCACCAAATCCCAGTGCTGCATTCTGGGTGCCTGCCCCTCCGGGGTTGGCTCTAGCAGCGATCATACCCCCGCCTGTAGACCAACTACCGCCGTCATATTCTTCGGTTCCTGAACTAGGTGTACCTCCGAAAGATAGAGCGGCGTTTTGTGTACCTGCGCTCCCCATAGCATACCTGGCGCTAATTAGATTACCTCCTCCTGACCAAGACGACCCGTCATACTCCTCAGTACTATTAGTTGACGACGCTGCTATACCTCCAAAAATAAGCCCGGAGTTTAACTCCCCTGCTCCTCCTTGACCGCTACGGCCACAAGATGTTGCACCGCCTACTGACCATACGGGTATAGTAACTGGTACTACAAAATCTCCTACTTGTACAAATCCAAAGGGTGCAAAAACTGGAGGCATTAAATTAAGTTTTTAACGTTTGCTAGATAAACGGTACTACCATCCCAAGATATAAATGTAATTACATCGTTCTTGGCTGATCCTGATGTTGGTGCATATCTAGATCCAGAAACTTGTTTAACATTTGAGCTAAATGATGCAGAAGCAACACCTGCTGTAGTAATTAATAAGTTAACTGTTTGACCTACTTGTGGATTTGTGATATTGTAAAAAGTCGATCCTGAAGCAAGAGAGGTAAAAAAGTTAGATGTACTAAAATCTAGTGATGCTGTAGCTGAAGATATACTTGCCGATACTACATTTCCAGTAACTGACCCTGTTATTACTACTGCTTGGTTAAGTCTGTTTATAAATGATGCAGTACTTGCAAATGATGCTGAAGTAACTGTTCCTGTTACATGTGACGCTGTTGTTGCAAAGCTAGCTGATACTGCATTTAAAACATAAGATGCTGTATTGGCATTTAATGCAACAGATGCACTAATACTTGTATCGGAGATAGAAGAAGAAAGGGAATATGAAGAGCTAATAGCGTTTAAAACGTAGCTAGCTGTAGTAGCTGTTTCTGCCCTACTTGCTGAAATTGCATAAGAGGAGCTTAAGGCTGTCCCTGAGAGGAATGATGCAGTTAATGCATTTGTTGCAAAGCTAGCGCTGCCTAAAAGTGATCCTGTAATTCCTTGTGATACGTTTAATGACCCTGTTACTAATACTGGACCGGTTCTGATATCTACTGTACCCCAAAGGGTTTGTACGTCGTTGGCTTGGTCACCAAATATATTTGATCCTGAAGAAACAATGATAGATGAAGTCTGATAAATTACTTCTAGGTAAGCAATACTAGCTGAAGTTACTAGAGCGTTTGAAGCCGTAATGCTATTAACGTTTGTTGTACCATTTACTGTCAGATTTTGACTAACTAGTAAATTGGATGCAGTTATAGTTAAACCGTTTGCAATAGTTGATGCAAAAGATGAAGACAAGGCTTGCAAGGCGTATGAAGCCGTTGCTGGAACGTTAGCAGCAAAAGAAGCAGTTAGTGCATAAGATGAACTTAGCACACTCATGCTTGATGTCTGATTGTTTCTTACGAAAGAAGAAGTAGCGGCGTTAAGGCTTGATATAGATGACTCGTCTGTAGTAAGTCTATTTGTAATAGATGAACTTACTGCGTTTAGTTGTGCATCGGTTGCAAAGGTTGCATCCAGACTAGCACTAAACTGCTCTTGAGCTGTTATTCTTGAACTAAATGAACTTGAATCGGCATTATAAGATGCTGTACCTACAAAAGAAGTTGAATCTAATCCGTCCAGCTTTCCGGCATTGTCAGCAAAGGCTGCATAAGAAGATGAAGCTATAGACCCTAACAAAAAGGATGCTGTAAGAGCAAACGAAGAAGATAGTGCATAAGATGAACTAGCTTGATTAGGAGTATAAGAGGCGGTAAGTGCAAATGTTGCAAACGATGCGCTAACGGCATTGTCAATGGGTTCGTCTCTAAATACTACTGAGTTGGCTACATTAGCATTATAATCCCTTAGGATTGCAGGAGTGATTAGACCTCCGTTATTGTTTGGAAAGTCGTTTGTATTCTGGTTTAGGATTTGATTCCTTGTGTACTGAGGTGCTGGCATTTATAATAAGTTTATGAGAATCCATCAGAGAATCCAGAACTAAAAGCCCTAAGCGTTGGGGCTGAAATAGTTACCCCTATTCCTTGATTTATTAAATACCCCTTACAGCATTTCTTACTATAGGTTAACTTATCTGCACACAAGCAAGCCTGAATACTATTTCTTGGAACTGCGCGTCCGTATGAGTGCTTAGGTGCAGGAGGGGTATAACCTTTTAGTTCGTGATTGAATGATTTATAAGGTCTCTTCATCGAGATTATAACCTCTTTTGTTTATTTCATTTATGAAGAGACTGGGCCTGCTTTAGCATCTGAGACTGATGTTGATTGTAATCTTCTAGGTATACTAAGAAGGTGAGGCATTCGTGGATTGGTAGCTTCGTAATAGTATCAAATTTTGTAATGTCGTTGTTAGAGAGGATTGCAATTGTGGTATATCCACTCCATTTTTGGCTAAAGTTTCCAGTAGCAGAGAAACTTGAGGGTCCTTGGTCTTCTTTAAAATCTTTTCCGAATAGTGAAGGATACCTATCAGTAAGTCGCTTTGCAAATTCAAAAAAAAACCTATAGCTCCGAACACTATATCCATCGTTAAGATGTCTTTGAAAAAGTCTATCCTTTCATCGTTTGTACCAGCATAAGGTTCGATAGTGTAGTACTTGCCGCTCTTTTTTACTATAGGTCTGTATAGGATAGAAAATATGATAGGAATATTATTCCAGAACTTATCCTTAGTGTATGTAGTAAGGTCTAAATACTCGCCGTAAGTCATATCGTCTAAAGAAGGAATGAACCCGTAGGTAACGTCTCCTATAGTAAACTGATTGACTAGGGGCTGGGTATCTGAGGCTAAAAATAGCTCTCCCAGTCTTCCTGATACTAAATCAAAAGTATCTTTGGGTATAGAGTACAGTAACTCTCCTGGTATATTACAAAAATGTAATGCACCTAGTTCAAGACTTACCCTTGCCACCTCTTCAGTACCATCGTAGGGCTTAGTCATGTTATAGTATTTCATATACTGACTATACTTAATGTCTTTCCAATTTTCCGGAATTGTAATCTCTAGATTCATTTTATCTTATTGACACCCTTCCGCTTCCGGCACTATTACCGGCTTGTCTATAGGATGCACCGTCATTACTTAGTATACTAATATTGAAAGTATTTTGTGGCTTTATTTTTAACATATTAAGTGCTACGTATCTTATCGAGTCCATACCGTGGTTAAAAACATCTACTGGTTGATTGAGCATATTACCTGCACTGTCTTTTCGCCATTTATATCTCTGGAACTCTACTAATAAGTTAGGTGATTGTTTTGTAACATACAACTTATGTCTTTTTAGAATGTCTATACCATTACGGATTGAGTCTGGACCCTTTAGTGCTGGCTTAACGGCATACCCCGACCTTCTTAATTCCTCTATACTTTTAGGATCTGCGCTATCGGCTACAATATCTAACCTCTTATCAAGACTGATTTCTTTCAGCTTCTGAATAAGATCGTAATTAGTTAATCCCCTTTCGTATAGTAGTTCGTCAAAGTAAAGACTGTCTTCCTTTTTCCATACTCCTATCAAAGCAGTTGGATCGTGACTAAATCCAAAGTCTAATCCTAGCCCTATTAATGTAGCATCTTCTGGAGTTGTATCTATCTCTTTTACTGTATATACTAGATCTTTCGTTCCCCCTCTTTCACCAAGACCGTATACCCTCCAATAATCTTCATCAGTCTCTTTTAGCTTAACAATTTCGTCAATAATAGATTGCTCTAGGAATGTATTATCTAGATAAGTACTCTTGATAAAATCTACCTCATCTGACCTTTGATCTATCAAGTCGTATATCCAGCTTATACTATCAGATGGATTATAGTCAGCAAATACTTGCTTGGTTGTACGTACCTGTAACTGAAATATATCTTCGAAAGTTAATTCATTAGCCTCGTTTATGAAAAGATAGTCTCGTTTACTACCCCGGTACTTTGCAGCAGTATCGATTGAGAAAAATTCTACTAAGGTATTATTTAACTGGTAGGTATTGTCAGACTTATTGTGTTGGGTGTCATCGTAAATACCCATGCTATCTAAAATACTTATAAAGTCTCTAAGTACAGACTTCTTTAATGCAGGTAACGTCTTTCTTACAATAGAGATAGTAGTAGGCTCTTCGGCTTGCAATGCTTTAACTATCAAGACCTGTAAGATGGAAAAGGTTTTACTACTTCTAGTTCCTCCCTGATTAAGAACGAATCTCTTAGTACTATCCCAGTTGCGTTGGAATACTGGAGTCGCTCTGAGTGTTACTTCCATTCTTTACTTCAATTGTTATTTTGCTGAGAGATCCTTCTCCTAGCTCTACTGTCGATTCTACTGCTTTAAGTTTTGGTATGCTATACTCCATCAATTCAGTTACCAATTTAGCATACTTGAATCTACTTCTTGGATCCTCTGCAAGCTCGTTCATAACCCTCGCAAAGCTTTCCATATGTCCCTCTAAAAGAGAATCGATAGCTTCTTTAACTTTTACGTTAGACTTATTTGTACTCCCTTTCGGTCTTCCTTGACCGTATGTGTTACCTGGCTGGAACATAAATGTTATTTTTCCTGTTATTTAACATTATAACATGCTTTTATACTTCCATATGTAACCTCCGGCTGTCTTCTGTCTACCTATTAAACATCCTCTAATATTAACAATACTAGTACCTACGTAGGCTGCCGCTAGCTTAGCTTGTTTCCACTCTTCAATAAGTTCTCCTTTTAGGCTGTATTGCTGTATAGTTTTGAGCCTTTTTTCACTCCATCTATCTCTTGCACTTCGCCATCTTTTAGAAACCTTAATACTTTTCTTCCAATTTTGCCTAGCTGTTGAAGTCTGGCATTTATCTAGAAATGCTTTAGTTGTTATATAGCTTACTTTGTCTCTTCCATACCCTAATTTCTCCTGCCAATACCTTTCTCTTTCTGAGGCTACATTTATATCTACTGCTTCCTCTATTACCCTGAATTGAGTATAACCTTGTTCTTTAACTCTTACTTCCGGACTACGGCTAGTACAGCCTACCTTTACTCCTGGTATTTCATAAATTGTATACATAACTTATTCTTTAGTCTGCCCTTCATCTCTCTTGTCTTTACAGCAAGTAATACTATGTACTACCAAACCAAGAAATAATGATATTGTAAGGGTAATTAATGAATCTAGCATTTTATCCAATCTTTATATGGTTTATCTCACCGCTATGACCCTGGGTCTTGCCATATACGCTTACTTTGGGATTACTATATGGATTTACTTCCATAGCAGTATAGTTTAGTTTGCTTTCTACTTCCACAAAACCGTCGTCGTTTTGATCTGGTTCTTTTTCGTAAAAGGTACTATTACCGGACTTAGGCATCTTCATACTATCAATTGCTAGTTCATATATCTGATCTAGACCGGCTTTGTACTGCTGCCAGTCTTGGATTTTATCTACCGCCCTTTGATCTACTAGCATTACATCTCCTAGTATTGAATCATGAGGTAGGTTATTTTGGGCAATCTGATCAACGATCATAATTTTCAACTCTATTCTTTTCTTGGGTAGTCCTGACCAAATTATAGCCCTACGCATTCCTGTACTAGGGCTTTGAAAGAAAGAAACGTATCGTTGTTTAGACATTGCTTAAATTTTTATAGACAGGCTTTAAACTGATAAAGCCGTCTTCGTGTTTTCTAACTAGTTCTTTTATTCTCCAGCCTCGATGCTGATTTACGTTCTTTCCGTTAGTCATATTCTTACCTCTTACTAGAGAATTGAGACCTTGCTGAAAAAGTTTATAAGTATCTCTATGAGTATAGTATAATTCACGGGTAGTGCCTACGAATTCGTTTCCGTCATCGTTTACGAAATGATATACGTTGTAATTAACCGGACCTCTAGTTGCTTTTTGTAATGCAAAGTCGTACTTATGAACTATATTGTTCTGGAATGTAACCCATTCAAGGTTTTCTAGTCTATTGTCTAGCTTATCTCCGTTAATGTGATTTACATTGATGCTTCTAGAGTATTCTACTTCTTCAGGTAGCGGTTTGAAAGTAAACATTAACAGTAGGTGTAATGAAATACCTCTAGTAAAAGAAGTACCGTCTTCTCTGTTTAACCTTATTCTATGAGCCCAGTACTTACCGTCCTGAACCTATTTACTGAGTACCTTCTTGTACCTTACAGGGCCAGTCTTAAGTGATCTTACTCTACCGTCTGGATGAATCTCATATTCTAAAGCCTGACGCCTAAAGTAGGCTTGTACAAATCCTTCGTTATCCTGTTGCATATAATCTCTTTAAAAAAGTAGGACCGG